TAAATAAAATAATTAAGTTTATTGAAAGAAAAAGAAATGAAAGAAAAATTTTTAGATATAGGAATTGATATTGGTAATAAATCAGGAAATTATCATATAGTTTGTCCTAAATGTAGTCATACAAGAAAAAAATCCAAAGACAAGTGTTTAAGTATAAACGTAGAAAAAGGTTTATATAATTGTTTTCATTGTAATTGGTCGGGTAATGTTAATGTAAGGGCTAAAAAACAATATGTTAAACCTGTAGAAGTAAAATCACCATTAAATAAAAAAACAATTGAATGGTTTTCTAACAGAGGTATAACTGAAAACACTTTAGTTAATTGGAAAATAACTGAAAGCAAAGAATATTTTACACAAGTAAAACAAAAAAGAAATGCTATAAATTTTAATTATTATAGAGAAAATGAGTTAGTTAACATAAAATTTAGAGATGGAGACAAGAATTTTAAATTATATAAAAATGCAGAATTAATATTTTATGGTATAGATAGAATAAAAACAATGGACAAAATATATATAACAGAAGGCGAAATTGATGCTTTAAGTTTATTTGAGTCTGGAATATTTTCAGTTTGTAGTGTACCAAATGGTGCTAATGTAGGCAATCAAAGGTTAGAATATTTAGACAATTGTTGGGAATATTTCGTTGATAAAAAAGAAATTATATTATGCACAGATAATGACCAAGCAGGGTTATCTTTACGAAAAGAGTTAGCAAGAAGATTCGGAAAAGGTAGATGTAAGTATATAGATTTTGGTGAATATAAAGATGCAAATGAGATATTAATAAATTTAGGTAGTGCAGAATTAAGAAGTGTATTGGATAAACCGAAAAACTTTCCAATCGAGGGTGTCTTAAATATTAACGATATTTGGGATAGTGTTTTAAATTATAATGAAAATGGAATATCAAATTACAATGTGCGACTTGGCAACAGTCGAGAATATTATAACATTAGCTTCGGAGAATGGTCTGTATGCACAGGCATTCCAAATGCAGGAAAATCAGACGTCATCGACCAAATATGTGTTAATTTGGCACTACACGAAGATTTTCGCATAGCAATGTTCTCTCCTGAATCATTTCCTTACGAAGCACACATAAAAAGACTAGCAAATAAAATAAATGAAAAAGATTGCGACACAGAATCATTAAATAATACAAAGGATTTTATAATTGAACATTTTGATTTTGTAAAAATAGATTTAGAAAATTTAACGCTTAAAGGAATATTAGATGCTTTTAGACAATTAGTATTTCAAAAAGGAACAAACGTTTGTGTAATTGACCCATACAATATGTTAGACCATTCTGCACAAAGAGATTTTACTTATGTCGGTAAACTATTATCGGAGATAACACAATTTTGCCAACAAACAAACACTCATTTATTTTTAGTAGCACACCCAAGAAAGATGGAAAGTATTAATGGTAAATACAGGGTGCCTAATCCTTATGATATATCTCAATCATCTGATTTTTTTAATAAAGCATATAATTGCATTACTGTTTATAGAAATCTTGGGCAACAAACACAATATTTAAGTGATAGTGTTTCTGTATATATACAAAAAGTAAAAAGAAAAGAAAATGGAATGCAAGGGAATTTTATGGTTGCACCTGATTTTAGAAATGGCGGTGTTTATAAAGAGATAAATGAATATGACCAAAAAATAAGTACCCAAAAAAATGACATACCATTTTAAATTTTTACATTTGTATATGTTTGAAATTGAAGTAGCTACTTGTTATGGTATTGGTGTAGGTATATATTATACAAATGAAGATATAGAGGGTGTAGATGTTATTGCTGATGATTTAAGACATACTATACAAATAGCATTTTTCTTTGTCCTTATTAACATAAATTATTTTACAGATGCCTAAAAAAGTAAAGATTAATCAGATATTAAAAAACTCTGACAACCCTAGATATATAAAAGAGGATAAATTTAACAAACTTGTAAAATCTATTAAAGAATTTCCTGAAATGTTAGAGAAACGACCAATAGTTGTAGATGAAAATATGATTGTATTAGGTGGTAATATGAGATTAAGAGCCTGTGTGCAAGCAGGGTTTAAAGAAGTGTGGATTGAGCAAGTTACTAATTGGACTGATAAACAAAAAAAAGAATTTATAATAAAAGACAATGTTGGTTTTGGTGAATGGGATTGGGATGTATTAGGTAACAATTACACTTTTGAAGAACTTGAAAACTGGGGCTTGGAGGTTAATTCATTTGATATTGATGATATGGAAACTAGCGATGAATTCACTTTACCTGATGGTGATAAAGAGCCATTTCAGCAACAGACTTATACACTAGCAGATAAACAAGCCATCTTGATTAAAAATGCAATTACTGATATAAAAAAAACTGAAGAATTTAAATATGTTGAAACTTTTGGTAATGAAAACGGCAATGGTAATGCTTTATATTTATTAATATCCCAATGGAAAAAAACAAACAGTTAGAAAACATTAATGTTAAAATTATAAATTCTAAAATTGCTAAAGCATATACTGTAAAAAATCACTATATGAAAACCTTTCCAAATCCATTAGTTTGTTTTGGTGTTTTTTATAATAAATTATTAAGTGGTGTAATTACATTTGGTTTAAGTCCAAGTACAGAACAAAAAATAAAAAAAATTGTACCAAAAATAAATAGAAATGAATTTATAGAAATGCAAAGAATGCACATATCAGATTCATTAAAACAAAACACAGAAAGTTATGTTTTAGGAAAAATATATAAACTGTTCAAAGCAAATACTAAAATTAAATTATTAATAACACATTCAGGTGGATGCAAAAATGATTGTGGGATTGTTTATCAGGCAAGTAGTTGGATGTATTTTGGCAAAGAATTGTGCAATGATTTTTATCATACTGATATAGGTGAGTATAAAAACATTATATCTCCTATGAGATTTGGCAGAGTCCCCAGAGAGATTATTAAACAAGGTAATCAAAAAGTAGGTGAATATTTGTTTGGTAAAGGCAAAATGATTAACTCATTTAGATATTTATATTTATATCCTATTAATAAAGGCATTCGTGGATATTTACAAAATAAATGTGAAGAATATCCTAAAGATAGTCAGGTGTTTAGGAAGAACCAAGAATGGATAAAAGGGGGTGACCAATAGGGGTTTTAATGCAGTTCGATTCTGTACACCTCCACAAACATAATGGGTAGAGCAAAAGAAATATTAGTAAAAGTAATAAACAGTAAAATTGCTAATGATTTTATAAAAAAAAACCATTACAGTAAAAAAGTAGTGCCGAACAGCACATTACATTTAGGTTGTTTTTTAGACAACAAACTGCACGGAGTTATGCAATACGGCCCTAGTATAAATAAAAAAGGCACAATTAATTTAGTTGAGGGAACTGGGTGGAATGAGTTTATTGAACTGAATAGAATGGCTTTTGATGATTATCTACCAAAGTATTCAGAGAGCCGATGTATAGCGGTAAGCATTAGATTAATAAAAAAAAATGCACCACAAATAAAATGGATAATAAGTTTTGCAGATGGAACAAAATGTGGTGATGGAACTATTTATAGAGCAAGTGGTTTTAAATTAGTTGGAATAGTTGACAATACTGCATTAAGATTAAACCCTAAAACAGGTGAAGCTATTCACGTAATACAAGCACATCACTTAAAAATTACCAATGAATTTAAAAAATGGAAACCATTTAAAGGAAAACAATTAAAATATATTTATTTGATTGATAAAAATATGAAAATAACAAAAGAGGTTATGCCTTTTAGTGAAATAGATGTACAAAAAGCAGGAATGTATAAGGGCAAAAAAATAACAGTCAAAGAAAGAAAAAATAAAAATATTTAACTCTGCGGCAGAGGTGTAATAGTTGCATAATTGACAAACCAGTCAATAGGAGAAGTTCAAATCTATCCTGCCGCTCTAATTTAATTATAATAAAAAATTAAATAACTGCAAATAAATTTTTATATTTAAAATATTCTTTGTATATTTATATCAAATATGAAAAACTTAAAA